GATGATTGTTTCTGAGGTAACAGAATTAATGGAAGCAATACGTAAAGATAAGGGCGAACAAGAAGTTGCTTTGGAAACTGCAGATATACTTATTAGAACTTTAGATCTTTATGATGGGTTAGTTCAACATGGATATACAACAGTATCCTTAGACTATGCCTTACAGCATAAAATGGGATATAACAAAACTAGACCAGAAAAACATGGAGTAAGATTCTAATGACTGTAACTATAGAAGATGTATTATCACAACTAAATCCAAAATTACGTAAAAGCGTTATGTCTGGTGATTCTGTTCCAGAAACTCAATATGCAGAAACACCAAGCTTTGGTCTTAATCGTGCCCTTAATGGTGGACTACCGTATGGTCGTCAAGTATTAATTTGGGGAAGTAAGTCAAGCGCTAAGTCCTCTATGTGCCTTCAAACAATTGCATTAGCACAAAAAGAAGGCAAGATCTGTGCATGGATTGATGCAGAAATGTCATATGATAAAACTTGGGCAGAAAAACTTGGTGTTGATACATCAAAATTAATTGTTTCTCAGGCAAGAACTATAAATGAAATGGTTGATATAGGTGTAAACCTAATGGAAGCTGGAGTTGATATTATTGTTGTTGATAGTATTACATCTTTACTTCCAGCTATTTATTTTGAAAAAGATTCTGATGAACTTAAACAGCTTGAAAATACTAAACAAATTGGTGCAGAATCAAGAGATTTTAGTAATGCTTGGAAGATGCTTAACTATGCAAATAATAAAGTAAAACCTACTTTGCTTATTCTTATAAGCCAGTCTCGTAATAATATCAGTGCTATGTATACTAGCCAGCAGCCTACGGGTGGTCAGGCTACTAAATTTTATTCCTCTACGGTGATAAAACTATTTTCATCAGAGTCAGACAATCAAGCAATCAAAGGAAAAATTAATGTTGGAGATAAACTTATTGAAGAAAAAATTGGTCGCAAAGTTCGTTGGGAATTACAATTCTCTAAAACTTCGCCTGCCTTCCAAAATGGCGAATATGATTTCTATTTTAGAGGTGATAGTCTTGGCGTTGATACTATTGGCGATCTTGTTGATACCGCTGAATTGGCTGGGTATATAGCAAGAACTGGAGCATGGTATCAGCTAGAAGATGGCACTAAAGTCCAGGGTAGGGATGGATTAATTAATAGAGTAAAAGAAGATTTAGATCTACAAGAATCATTAAGGAACAAGCTATCAAATGGCTGAACCAAAATTTTCTGTTTACAATGGTAAATTTCCATGTCATACTTGTAAGGAAGAAGTTCTATCATTAAGATTATGGAGAGAAACATTAGAACTTACTTGGATGTGTAGTAAAAAACATTTATCAAAAGCAGCATTAGTTAAAACAAAGAGGGATTATGAGCGAGAAAAACGAAAGTAAAAGGATAGGTGCCAAGCAGCATAAAAACTCTGGTAGAAATACCAAAAAGGGAGATGCTACATGGCGTGATTTTATTGTTGATTTTAAAGAGTCTGCAAAATCTTTTACTATTAATCAAGAAGTATGGGCAAAGGCAGTAACCGACTCAATAAAAGCTGGCACAGATAAATCGCCAGCGATAGTTGTAATACTTGGTGAAGGTAATAAAAAGGTTAGACTTGCTATTATTGAATTTGATTTACTTGATCAGTTAACATGGGAGGCAAAAAATAATGGAACAAAAAGATCAGCATGGGAATAAAACTACCATTGAGATGGTAAATGGGCTATCAGAAATAGCCGACTATATGCAAGATGAGGAGTTAACAACTGCATTAACCTTTATTGCTAAAATTATTATTAAGCCTGATATACCTCTTAATGTTGCAACGGTAGAAATAGTTAGACTACAGGCAATAGCAGCAAAAATGGCTTTTAAGGCTACATGGATGACAAATGTAGATAAGAGTGATAGAAACAAAAAAAATATTTACTATACTGCAGCGGAAGCAATTAATGATCTAGTATCTGCATTGAAATATATAATGCGGTAACTGGTATAATATATAAAAAGGAAACCATGACAAAAAATTTACTAAAACAGATTATGTTTAAGCCAGACAATGGCTTACAAATACTAGATACGCAGGCTTTAATAGATAAAATTAATTCTGGATATGTTGTAAAAAGGGTGCCAAAACATCAAGTTAAAAAAACTTTTGCCCCATCCACATTAGTTTGGAGTCATGGAGAGTGTGCTAGATATTGGTATTTAGCTTTTGAAGGCAATGTTTTTGAGCCTAACGATACTCCTTATGGTGTAGCAAATATGACTTCTGGAACAAAATCTCACGATAGAATTCAGCAAGCTATGCTTGATGCAGAAATTGCTGTTCCATATATTGATGAAGAAGAGACAAAGAAGGCTGGAGAAACTGTTTATACAACAGAGTTTAAAGTTATAAACAATGATCCACCAATATATGGTTACGGCGATGCAATGATTAAATGGGAAGGCGAAGAAATAGTTGGCGAAATTAAAACTATGCCAAGCGATGCCTTTGAATATTTTAAAACATTAGGCAAACCTAAAATTGGACACCTAATGCAATTACTTATTTATATGAAAATTCTTGATAAGCCAAAAGGTGTAATGATATATGAAAATAAAAATAATCATGAGCTTCTGGTTTTTCCTATTCAGGTAAATGATGTATATATTGCTTGGATAAAGAATACTTTTGAATGGCTCCGCACTGTTCGCAAGGCATGGAAAGACAAAACCATTCCTCAAAAAAACTATAGGTCAAACTCTAAAATATGTAAGGGTTGTCCTTTAAAAAATGCATGTGCAATAGCAGAGCCAGGGGTAATTAAGATAGCACCTCTGGAGGCATTAAGTGAAGCAATGTGAAAGATGTGAGAATAGATTTAAGCCTAAAGTAAGTTATCAAATCTACTGTAGTCAAAAATGTAGAGATGATGCTACTAGAGAAAAAATTCATGAAAGATACCAGATAACTCGTCGTCAAAAGCGAAAGGGTAAAATAAGAAACTGTTTAGGCGGATGCGGAACTAAACTTTCCATATATAATGATTCTGGATTTTGTGCAAATTGTAATGTTAGTAAAAAGGCTGTAGATAAACTTTTAAAAGAAGTAAAAGGATACTTTGATTATGAACAAGACTGATCAACCAAGCCATATATGTGCCATTGATGCTAGTACAAATAGTCTTGCTTTTGCATTTTATACATATAAGAATTTGACTGGGTATGGGAAAATTACTTTTAATGGAAATAATATTTATGAAAAAGTTCAAGACGCTACTGCTAAAACAAAAGCCTTGTTTGATCATTATAATATGATTAATGCTATTGTTATTGAGCATACCGTTTTTATGAATTCCCCCAAAACTGCAGCAGATTTAGCTTTAGTTCAAGGTGGTATTCTTGGTGGTGCTGGGCTTGCTAACATTTCTGTAATTGGCAGGGTATCGCCAATAACATGGCAAAACTATCTAGGTAATAAAAAGCTCTCTAAAGAAGAACAATTACAAATTAGATCAGCTAATCCTGGTAAATCATTATCTTGGTATAAATCATATGAGCGTGACTTTAGGAAAAAAAGAACTATTAAACTACTAGAAATAACATATGATAAAAAAATAGATGATTATGATGTAGCGGATGCTGCAGGAATTGGTCATTGGGCCATAAATAACTGGGATAAAGCAGTAAAGTTTGACAAGGAGTAGCCATGGCTGGTAAACTATATACAAATGAAGTATGGCTTAAAAAGCGTTATCATATGGATAAAAAGAGTCCAGAGGATATTGCTAAAGAATGTGGGGTAAGCGTGGAGACAATCTATGTATACCTTGCTAAATTTGGACTAAGGAAGTCAAAACGATGAAAAAGCTTGCTAAGATTTTTTCAGTATTGCTATTAGCATCTTCAATTGGTGTTACTTATACCATTTTAAGTTTTGCTAAATCATTAGAAGAAATAGATTTTTTTGATGAGGATGAAGATGAACAAGAATAAATCAACAAAGTTAGTTACTAGTGTTGATCAGGTAAATCATCCAGAGCACTATACTACAGATCCATCTGGTGTAGAGTGCATTCAGATTACTCGTCATCGTAATTTTAATATTGGAAATGCTTTCAAATATCTTTGGAGAGCAGGTTTAAAAAATGAAGATAAGCATATTGAAGATTTAAAAAAAGCTATGTTTTATATTCAAGATGAAATAAATAGACTAGAGGGAAAATATGAGTGATACAGAAATTGAACTTGTAAAACATCTTGATGAGGTTAATAAGGTTGTTGAAGAATACCTTAAAGGAAATGATCCAACAAAGATTGCTAAGACACTTACATTGCCAAGAACTCGTGTTGTTGCACACCTTAACGAGTGGAAGGCTATGGCATCTGCCAATGATGCTATTAGAGCAAGAGCAAAAGACGCATTAGTAGGAGCTGATGCACACTATACAAAATTAATTCAACAAGCATATGAAGTTATAGATGATGCTACAACTACCGCTAATCTACCTGCTAAAACTGCAGCAATTAAGCTTGTAATGGATATTGAGGCAAGACGAATTGATATGCTGCAAAAAGCGGGATTATTGGAAAATAAAGAGCTAGCTGAAGAAATGGTTGAAATTGAACATAGACAGGAAGTTTTGGTTGGTATTCTTCGTGACATTGCGTCAACGCATCCAGAAGTTCGTGATTTAATTATGCAAAGATTATCTACAATTGCTAGAGAGGGTGAGGTAATCACAGTTGTCCACAATGTTCAATGATTTTCTTGAAGCACTTCAGGATAATCCATTTGAAGAGAATCCAGTAGATGTTAAAACATTT